ATAAATAGTATTATAAATGTTATTAACATGATTAATCTTGATTAAATGCGTTAAAAATATCTGTTAATGTCTTTTCAACATCTGGATTATTTTCTGCTAAGTTTTTAAGTCCGTTTGATTTTGTTATTTTGCTTTTTTCAGCAACTGGTTTCGGAGTCACTTTATCTCGATTTCTCCATCGCTCATATTCAATCTGTGCTGCCATATGATCTGCATGGTGTAATAAAATAGGAAGATTGGTTTTTAATTTAGCCTGTGCGGATCTAGCAACAAAATACGGTTTATTTGCATCATCATACATTCCATCATGAATCTTAATTGCTTGATATTCGTTCCACGACATCTTAACACCATATTCCTGTAGCAACCAAATTGAAAGGTCTGGTACCATTGTGAATGGAATATTTTCGTTGTGCTTATACATCTTGTTTTGATTCTTACGATGCCAATCTGAAGTTTCTACCTGATATACTTCATTGCCATCACCCGGAAAACCTACTTTACCTAAATCATGATGCATAGCTGCAAATAATAATTCTTCTTCAGTATAGCCAGACATATCAGCACCACATACCGTCCATGTATTATGTAAAGTCAATGCACAATCCATTACACGCAATACATGATCTACATAACCTCCAGCAAATGCATTGTGAAAATGTGCTATAGAAGATGCTGGCATCATTGCAATGCGATCTTCAAAATCATCATACATTTTATTAAGTGTATCTTTACGGGTAGGAAAAAATTGGTTAATTAATCCACGATATCGTTCCCAATTGGATTTTATTTTTTCTGCTTCTAACATAGTTTATATAAATAATAGATGATTACTTGCGTAATTCCAAGACTTCGCCATTAACTAATTTTTGTGTGCATTTCCAACATGTAATTGCTGTTGCGTTTTCATCGACACGGTCGGAAACGTTTTCACAATATTTGCACTGTAACTTTTTAAACCCACGAGCGGTTTTACTTGTATTTTTTCGATCTTTCATTTCTAATTTTATTCCAATAAGATAATATTTCTGGATTCAATGTTTGCTTTGGTGGTTCTTCTAAAACTGGTTCTGGTTCAGGTATAACTTCTGGTTCTGGTTCTACAATTGGATCCGGTTCGATAATTTCTGTCTCCGGTATTTCAGATTTGATTATTGGGGTTGGTATTATCGGATCCGGTTCAGTAGGCACCGTTGGTGAATTAGTAAATCCTAATGCCTTATTTGCTGAAATTAACAATACTATTGCTAATGGATCAAACACAATTATTAATAGTATAATCAGCCAATTAACTACACGGTCCATTGTAGAACCAGTTATTTCAGCAATGTATTTTAACGGACCTATTTCAGCAGCTACATCTGAATTGGTTTGCATATCCAGGATTTGCATATCTATCCTAGTTACTGAATCGGATAGAGCTGTCTGTTTTTTTCCTAATTCATCTACACGAAGATTTGCAGAAGCCAATTGTGTTTCATATGCTTTTCGGTTTTCCGAACTAGTTTTAATAACTTGATTGCCTTTACGGTCTGTGTACTGAATAACATTGTTTGATAATGCCGCAGTTAACTTGTTAACATTGTCAGTTACTGCGTCTTTTTCGGTAGTTACTTGTTGAAGTTGTGTGTCAAATCTAGACTTTTTCGATTCTAAATTTTTAATGATTGTTTCTTGATTTTCAAAACGATATGCAGTATCTTGATAAGCTGAAACTAAGAATCCATAAATACCTAGGGATGTTATACACATCAAAATAAACACTGCAATCATTAAATAGGTTCGAATGCTCCAAGTTATCTGGGCCCAATAACGATGCAAATAAGATGCCGTTATAAGTTTCGATGCTTCTAAAGATCCTGCTAATATAATGATTGCAAGTGCTTGTGATGAAAATAATTTGCTTAATCCAAATACACTGTAATAAGCGGCACTGCCAGCAAGAACAAAAGCAGCGCCTAAGACAACATAAGGAAAAATACGATTCATTTCAAATGTTTTATTCTCGATCGATATAGTAACGAGCAGAATCCAATTTTTTCAAGGCAGCAGCTAGATTGTGCATTACTGATTGATAATCAGTTTTACCTTCATTGATAGTTCGACCGACATTACGGATGATTTCTCGAGCATCTTCGATATCGTCGGTAATTTTTGCTTTGTACTTGTAATACGCCATAACAATTTACTCTTTATATTAATATTAATATTATTATTTATAATAAATATACTATTCTAAAATTAATTGCTTTTTATTATTTGACCAACAATCTATGCCAACATTCTGAATAGCTTGTTCTTTGGCCTTAGCTTCGACCATTACATCTAACGCATCAACACCATATGTGTCAGGAAGCTGTAAAATGTAATCGGCATGAGCTTGCTCTTTGATCTTGCTGAATTCTTTGTACATCTTAGCAAAGGTAGGCCACTTAGGCAGATCTTCGAATGCAATGTTATGTTTGCTGCAAATACCTTCGATAAGCCGTTGGGATTCGCGCCGGCGAGATTCTGAGTAGTGAGTGCATTGAGTAACACCATGACGCTGCCAAGTCTCGCGTGCCATGAAGAATGCTTCTTGCTCGGATAAGTCACCAGTATTGAAAGTGTGATGCCAATAGTCAAATGTAATTGGAATTGCAATCTCAGAATGCACCATCTCATACAAGTCACGTACCGAATACATAGAAGCCTTGTCGTCATTTTCTATAACCAGACGAGCCTTAAGTCGATCTGATAAACGATCATAGTTACGGAGCCAACGCTGAATAGTAGCCGGCTTATCACCATATGTGGCACCGATATGAATATTGATCTTGTTTTCGAAGCTAGGATCAAAGCCCATTATATCAAACATCTCGCTATGACGTTCGAGACCTACAATAGAATTTTCTACAACTACCGGATCGGGGCTACCTAGGATATGAAAAGGACCAGGATGTGTAGTAACACGATGACCATGGGCTCGAGCAAAGTCACCGGCAGCTCGTAAATGCTTAGCAATAGCATCGATGCCTGGTAAATCTTCTAAACGGTAATGATTCCAGCGTGGAAACAATTCGCTACCAATACGGAATAGACGAATGCCATGTTGCTCGTTCCACTGCAAGATAGTTAGTAAGTCACGGGCATTAGCTAAAGATATATCAGAAGCTAACTGCAAACCGCCGACTTTGAATTTGCGCTCAATCATGGTACGACCTGTACGGATACCTTGAGAACTAAGTTGCATGTTGATGCATGCATAGCCAAATCTAATCATAGGATTTTTTTATTATTATAAGAAAAATATTGTATAAATCAAAATAACGTTATTTTTTTGGCATATATTTATATGTAAAGAAATTATAAAAAGGAAAATATGAAATTGACAAATCTTTTATCAGAAAACATGTTTCATGGTTCTAAAAACCTTTCTGAGTCACAAAAAAGAAAATTAGCATTCAATGACATTATGGAAACTATCAAGCAGTATGGATTGCATAATGAGATTCATTCTAAGTTAGAAGAACAGAAAACCACGACAGCTACGGCTATGGACGTATCGAAAAAACCTATAAAACAACAAATACAAGATGCTTATATAGTTGCAACAAAAAGTATATATGGCAAACCATATAATTTACCTGGGTTAGAGATAGTAGAACCTGGTGGAGCTTTTGGTAAATTTGGCGGAGCAAATTTAACAATAAATAAAGATACTAATCTTAAAATAAAAATAGTTTGTTCTGGTCCAGCTGAAGTAACAGAACCTCCTAGAATAACTAGTACTAACGGGGATGCTCGTCAGATAAATGCATTTTTTCCTGATTGGCAAAATGGCGCTACAGAAAAACGAAATCCAAAAGGACAGTCACTGGGCGCATCGGTATGTAGGATAATTTATGAATATTATAATCCAAAGCAAAATTCATAGTATTATTGCTGATTAAAAAACATTGTTTTTCTACGTATCATATATTTATAGTAAAGAAACAAAAAGGAAAGAATATGAGTCTTAAAAATTTATTGTCCGAAAACATGCTTAGATTCGGAACAAAAAACTTGTCAGAAAGTCAAGAACGAGAGTTGGTAGTTAAGTCTATCATGGAAACTATCAATCAATATGGATTGCATGGTGAAGTAAAACGTAAATTATCTGAACAAGCTGCACCCGGAACTCAAGCTAAGTTAGCAGCAAAAACATTTGTAGATGCAACCCGTGGTACTACAGATGAAGAAGCTATGAAAAAATCTATTTATAAAGTAAGAAATGAAGAAGAGTTTTATATTTTTGCAAAAGAAGTTAAAAGATTATCTGGTATGTCAGTCTGGGAATTGTTTAATAGTGAAATGTCTGTTATAGATTCTGCAATATATCATGAAATTACTAGACACGTATCAGGTATTACAAAAGGTAAAGTAGATTTAAACGATAGTGGCACTTTTAATCATTTTATGCACGTAATGTATGATACGTTCTTATCATCCCATGGCGGCTCTAGAAGATAAATAGTAAAGTTTAAAGTTAAAAAAGGGGATACTATCCCCTTTTTTTTATTTCATAATAAATTCCGTATAATCTGTATACTATAAAATATAACATTCCCATAATCAATCCTCCTAAATGACCATATGTTACGCCTGATGTTTCGGTATTATATGTTTTTAGAGCTAATAATGAAATTGTTATAAAGAATAAACCAATTAATAATTGAAAAATATATTTAAAATTAAATAAGTATATTAAAACAAACATAACCATGATACCAGCGACTGACCCTGATGCTCCTAAAAAAATTGCGTTAATTTGCCTATATTGATTTAATATATTTAGTTGTTTAGAATTTAAAGAAATATAATAATCGTTATAATCATATTTTCCAGCTTTATTTTGAGATAATTTAGATAACTCAATATTATGCTCACTACAGATTTGACGAAATTCAGTTTTTTCAATTTCTTTAATTATGTTAAAAAACATAAAAGAACATATTCCGGATATAACATAAAGTATAATTATATGTTTACAGCCTATCCGATGTTCTAATGATATACCAAATATCATAAGCAATATTAAATTACTTATGATGTGTAAAAAATCTGAATTTGAATGTACAAACATATATGTAATAATCTGTATAGGATTAAAATACCCAGATGATATTATATTTGCACTAAAATAGGTTGTTAAATTTAGATTAAAACAGGTTTCTAAAATCATAAATCCAAAAAATACTATTAAATTAATTGATAACAGTATCTTAATTCCCATAGGAATATTTTTAACAAATTTCATAGCTTTAAATTTTAAATGATTAACTCTCTTTTATACTTATATTATAAGAAAAAAATGTTAATTATCCAACCGCCAATCAATCTTTTTTTACTGGAGTTGTAAAATCTAAAAAGCTTTTTTGTTTTGCAATTGCAGCATCTAACTCTGTGTTTCTAGAAGCTTTTCGTTGTTTTGAATTGTCCGTACCATTTCTTCCAGGGCTAGATGAAACAGCATTCGATTTGGAAGATCTTTTGGTTCTAGTTTTTGTATTTTTGATACTATCGTTTCTATCATCTGGGTTGCCAGTTGAATTGTCATCTCCGCTTTCATGCGTTGGCCTTGTGGGGTTAACAAAAACTGTTGCAGTTCTAGGGGTGTTTTTGGCGGTTTGGATGCGTTTCTCCAACTCTTCTGTTCCAATGGTTCTTGTGTCTTCGAGGAAGATGAAACCTGTGTTATAGTGCGTCTTTTGCCCCTGAATTTGGATGCCACACGGGTACTTAGTCCCCGAAGCCGATTCCACATTGTATTGAATACCCCACGTAGTTTTTTTAATGCGTATAACATATCCATATTGTTTTTGTCCTAACCAAGAAAAGAAAACCGCATCTCCTATTCGGAACTGCGGCTTATCAAACTTGGCTTGTAATTTATCTGAAATTTTTTGTTTCTTTGCCATTAATTAATGCAAATAGTTGATATTTGATCTACGATGCGAAATATACGTAGATATCTAGTTACTTTGTCTTTCCGAAACAATTTTTCGGTTTGTGGATCTCGAATGATAATATACCCAGATTCAAAGAATTTATACACAATATGTCGTACTGCTACTAGACTGTTAGATTCAATCATGATACTATCATCATCAATCATTACATCTACTTTTTCAACATCTGCCGGTAATTCTGCGGCTTCTGGAGTATTATTAACTTCGGTAATATCTTCTGCAAAAGATTCTTTTATCATGTTAAATACTTTTGCAAAACTCATTCCATCTTCTAAACGTATTTCAGCAGCCTCAACAATTTCAAATAAAAAAGAAACGCGGTCTGCTTTTGAAAGCTGTTTAAAATAATTGAATTCGGCCCAATTAACTTTGATCTCGTCGAATATTGTTTTCATTGCTTGACACCTTTTTGATTTTAAATAATTCATCAATTACTTGTTCCGGTAACTGTTTAATTAAACTAATCATTTTACGTGCCTCGTGCAAATCCATTGCCATTACACGTCCTACGGGCTCACATGTAGAATCATTTTTATAAAAAAATACATATGGTTCCATAGGCTTATTTATTATAAATATAAGCCTAATTCATATGCCCGCATCGCAGAATTAGTAGCGTCAATCAATGTATCTGCTAATCTACCAATTTCCGTGCAATTTAACATGAAACGACGTCCTTTTACGTTAACTTCAAAAGTTTCAGATTTATTAACACGTTCTGCATATAAATTCACAGAAAGCATTTCAATTGATTTTGAATTAGAGAGCAAGTCTCGATATGTCATATCAATTTGCTGGCCAGCACACTGAAGTTGTCCTATCAAAGTGCTCATTGGTTCTGTTCGGAAATTTTCTTTAGAAATCTTTGCTTGAAACACAAAATCGATTTCACTCCATACGGTACCATACCGCTTCCTAAATTTGTCACTAATAGCCCATGGCTGATTAATACTTGTTGTCATAGTTATGAATTAATTTTATAAATAGTTACTGTGTATACATCGTTAGAATAGTTATGACGTATTGATACATATCGATATTTTTCAATAAGCATATCCATAATTAAACCTGGATGTGTGTAAAAGAATCCTTCGTGCAATTTATTATTGATAGGAGAAAGTAAATTAAATGCAACTGCAGATGATGCTACATTATACATGACGTCAATATCATCAAACAATTTTCTTAAATCTTCATCTTCTGTATTGCATCTACGTTGTGTGAAGACCCCGCATGCGACTACCCAATCATAGGTATTTAGTTTAGCTGTTTCAAATGCTCCGGTAATAATGTCATATCCATATTTCTGCTTAGCAATATCTGCCATTAATGGATTATGATCGATTCCGGTATATGGTGCCGGTTCACCATAAAAATCTGTAATGAAATTGCATAAATCGGCACGACCGCAGCCTACATCTAAAATAGTTAAATTTGGATTGTAACCTACCAATAAATTCTGAAACATATAATGTTGTTCCGATGTAGTATAATATCCAACCGGCATAGGACTGTTTAACATATAATCTGGATCTGTTGCGGTTAACGTGTCCCACCGTTCAAAATCCGGATTGCCGGCTAATGAATTAGCAATCTTAGATTTTACTTCATCAATTTGCATATCTTTTGTATTAAGAATAACAAATAGGCAACATATCTTCAGCTAACAATGTTTTATATGGAACTGTAGTTTCAATTATTCCAGTATCACAAAGTTTAGCTGTTAATGTTTTATTAATATATGTTTTTTTAGATGAAGCCGTGCTAATCATGATTATAGCAGATCGTGTTTCTAATAACACATCATATAGATTCTGTTTATTAAAAACATGATGACCAATAATTACACCTACTTGATTTTTATCTTCAGTTGTAACAATAACAGTTTGTCCTGGTTTATACAATGCCATTAGTCTAAGATTTTAATGATTTTACTTGCAGTTACTGCTTTTACTTCAAAGTCAAATTGATAACCTTGGAAATCTTTCACAACCTTAGCTTCTGCTTCAGTTACTGACATTGCTTCTACTAGATATATCTCCGTAGCTTTCTTTTCTTTAGTACCTTTTGGAGTATCAATCTCCGTAGTTAATTGTACTTTTGCTGTGTAATAACTCATTTGTTTGAATTTAGATAAAACTTTTTAATAAATATATGAAATAAAAAGATATATTCAAAATGATTTAAACAATTACATCCAGATGTAATTAATCAATTTGTATATCCCTCTGGGATATATATATCCCAATGTTGGTCAGGACTAGACCATTTTATTTTCCACTTACCTTGGAAAAATATTTTTCCAGTGTCCGAGTCAACATAATGCCCGTTTCCATCTGGGTATATCCTTAGAGTTGTCCCTGAGCCTGAGCGATCGAGTTTAAAATGCACATAACCATATCCATTTTTATCTACCCATTCCCCGGTATATCTTGGAAAATCACGTTTATTAATCGTTTTAGGTAAATCTACATTTTTAGGTTTATCTTTTACTTTATTTTTAATTTGTTTATCAATTTGCTGACGAGCATACTTAGCTCGAGCGTAACGCTGTTCTTTTGTTAACGTGTCATAAACCGATGAAGATTTTTTTACATTTACTTTAGTATGGCCGGCAGAATCTTTCGTCTTTGGAGATTTATATGGATCTAACCATTTTGATACTTGTGCCATAACTTCTGTAGTACCGTATGTAGGAAAAAAGTATCGATTGGATTTTCTTTCTGGGTTCCACTCTATAGTAAGATTACCAATTCCAGAGTTGTTTAAATTATCTCGGAATTTTTTTAATTCATCTTTTGGCAATTCTTCAATAATAAAATTAATCACAGAGCTATAATTAAGTATTCCTTGTTTTTCTGATAATGATGGTACAGTAGGTCCAGGTAATTCGCTGATGTTTAAATATGTTTCATAGTCTATATCTACAAAATCAGTTAGAAACTGTACAGCATATACATCTTCCTCATTTGCCATTGTTAATATTTTACCTAAACTATCTATTATAATTGCATTAGAACGACCATCCCCTGTAAATAAACGTTTGAATGAAGACATAAATTTTTCTTCATCCCAATTAAATCCTTCTAAATTGCTATTAAATATAGAATTCCAAAATCCTTGAGCGAAAAATACTTGTGCTTGGGTTTTTGGATATTTTTCCTCTATATATTGTTTTGCTGGTGAATTACTAGTGTCTTCTAATAAAAATTCTAATTGTTCTTTAATTAATTTAGATTCATTTATCACATTACCATTTTTTACGACCCATGCAACTTCTGGAGCAGGTGATGGTGCTCCTCCTCCGGCAGATGCGCCACTTGCAGATGAACCAGCCTCAGCTTTTTCTTTATCATCTTTACCTAAACCTTTAACATCATCTAAAGAAAGTTGTAATTCTAAGGTATAATCAGTGTTACGACCATATCCAGTATATGGAACAATTTTAATAATTTTATTTCGTATTAAATTCAAAAGCGTACCTGGAGTTAAATTCAAATCATTTCCAGCTCTACTCATAAATTCTCGAATACCAATATCAGTTGGAGAATAAATAATTCCTAAATGGGTAGTACCATATGCATCAAACTTACCTAAAAATTTTTCTTCCGCTGGAGTAAAGGGTGATATATCAGCATCCATTGGAGCGTTATCAGTTTCTTTCTTCTTTGCTCCGCCGGCAGCTGCTGGTTCTTGTTCTAACAGACGGTTTAAGCTTTGTTCGATGATATAGTCTAATTTTTTCATTGTTCGGATTTTGATTCTGCCAATTGGGTTGAACGATATTTAGATGCCAATTTTTTTAATTCATTGATAGCTTTTCTAGCACGTACACCAGCTGCTTTAACTTGCTTTTCAGTAAATCTTTCATGATTTTCTTTAAAAGCAGTCCAATGAATTTCCATTTCTTCGTAAATCTGTTGTGATGTCATTATTAACCTTTTCTATTTTATAATAAATATCAATTTACATAAAACGTTCTAAAAACGACGGTATATTGAATTCTTCAATTTTTAATTCTTCGTAATTAGTCAATTCTACTATTATTTCTTTTTGTTCGTTTTCAAAAATTTTAACAATATGAAGTACATTAACATACTGCCGATGTATAGACCCATCTGTCATTTTTACATTTAACGGTATGAAACTATACTTAATCACTAATCACCAGTCCATGTTGCGCCTAGATGACCTCGAGCCGGCTTATCTTTAAACATATCATATGGATTATAATTAGAAGCCGCAGTTTGAGTTGGTAATTTTAACGTAGTTCCTTTTTCTAATTCTGAAAAATCCATCATGATGCCACGCTTCAATATTGTAGCAATAACTTCAGCACAATAATATTGCGATGCATTTCCTCGACGCAAAAAATCAATAACTTGATCCACAGTATGAGTTGCAGTACCACGATATAATACTCCAGATCCTAATTTTGATTTATTTGTTTCAATCCATTGTGCTAACGCGTTAGGATCTA